CAGTTCACCGGGTTCAGCATTGAAGGCTACTTCGGGATGCAGCCTACGGATACGGAGATAGAGGTGGCGATGGCGGAGTTTGCCCAAGCCTTTGAGAGTTTTTTGCATACTATCAAAACCAATGATATTTAACACTATGAACCTATCAGATCGAATTTCAGAATTAACCCGCGTCCTGCGTAGCTTCTCCGCTGCGCCGGCACCAGCCGCTGCGCCGTTGGCGTTCAGCGACTACAAGTTGGAGGATGGCACGATGATCCGCGTCGATGGCGAGTTAGCCGTTGGCACGCTCGTCTACGTCGTGACTGAAGAGGGACTGCTGCCTGCACCCGATGGCGCGCATAGCATCCCTGAAGTTGGCGTGGTGACTACTGAAGGCGGCAAGATCGTAGAGATCGGCGACGCTGCACCAGCACCTGCACCTGAAGCTGTTGAGGCGCAAGAGGTAGAGATTGAAGTCACACCTGAAGGCGACGAGATGCCTGCTGATCCCCACGAAGAGAGGATGCAAGCTATGGAGGCGGCTATCGCTGCTTTGGCTGCCAAGGTCGAGGAACTGATGGCGAAGATGGGCGGCGAGGTTGAAGCTAACGCCGCAAGGTTCAGCACAATTGACACGGCGTTATCAGCGTTGGCGCAGATGCCTACCGCTGCGCCTAAGAAAAGAGCAAGTGACGCGGTCGTTGAATCCGTGAAGATGAGCCGCGCCAGCCGTCTTGCAGAATTGAATGAAACCCTAAAAACCCTTAAAAAATAAACTATGTCATTTTCAATTGGAGGACTAACCGACTATGTGGAGCAGAACAAGCTCCCGTTGTTGACCACTGCCGTTTTCGACGCGAAAACGCAGTCGCTCATGCAGAAGCGCGTGGGCGTGAAAAATCAAGAGGCGTTGAACCTTATGGACACCGACGCCGTGTTTCAATCTGCTACCGCGTGTGCGTGGGTAGCCAACGGCACAACCACGTTCAGCCAGCGCGTCATCAGCGTTGCGCGTGTGAAGGTGCAAGAGGAGTTGTGTCCTCGCGAGTTGGAAACCAAGTGGCTTGCCACCCAGCTTTCGCAAGGTAGCAACTACGAAGGCGTTCCGTTCGAGCAGGCTTTCGCAACGCAGAAGGCTAAGAAGATCGCCGCTAACATCGAAACTGCAATTTGGCAGTCGACATCGGCGACAGGCGCGTCTGGATGGACTGGAGGGTCGGCTACAATAAGCGGTGACGCGACTTTGAACAAAACCGTAGGACTTTTGCACCTGATGGAGAAAACCACGGCATCAGCGTCTATCGTGTCATCGTTGGCAGGTGCTGCGTTCAGCGATGCGACTATCGTTTCGGCTTTTGAAAACGTATATCAAAACATCCCTGTCGCGATCGTGAGCAGGCCTGACCTTGTTGCCTTTTGCGGATGGGACGTGTATCGCTTGTTAGCTAATAAGCTGGTCAGCGAAAACCTATTCCAAGGCGACCTCGGACAGCTTGGTGGTGGTGAGATGTTCTACCCCGGCACGAACCTCAAGATCGTTGCAGTCAACGGTATGAACAACACGCGCAGGATCGTTGCTACTTCGCTTGAGAACCTGTACTACGGCACAGACTTGCTCTCCGACGAAGATCAATTCCGCATTTGGGCATCCTACGACAATGACCAAGTGCGCTTCCAAGCAGCGTTTAAGTACGGTGTGCAGTTTGCCTTCCCGGAGCAGATGGTGTTGTATAAAGCGTCTAACGCGACTACACCTGCAGGCTGATGACGTGGGGAGGGGTAACCCTCCCCGCTTCTTTTCTTTTGTCAATAACTAAAACGAAATAGACATGCCTTGCGCCTTAACAACTGGATATAAATTAGGATGCCGCGACAATGTGGGCGGCATCACGGAGGTACGCCTCATCGCCTTCAACAGCGTCACTGGCACTATTGCCGTGGATGCTTCGGGCGTTGTCACTGGCACTTTCCCTGCATCAGGATTTTACAAATACGAAGTACCGAAGGGCGCTGGTCAGTTCACCGAAACTGTCAACGCCTCAACTGAAAACGGCACGATCTTCTACCAGCAGGAGTTGGTGTTCCCGATTAACCGCATGACGCAAGCAGTGCGCAATGAACTGCGACTGGTTGGGTTGAATAGGCTTATGGCTATTGTCACCGATAGAAATGGCAAATACTGGCTGCTTGGTCGCTCAAATGGATTGGACGTTACTGGTGGCACGGCGCAGACAGGGACGGCGATGGGTGACCGCAATGGCTATGAGATGACGTTTACGGGCATGGAGGAGTTGCCATGCAGCGAGGTGTCATCGTCAATAATTACAGCTTTGACCAGTGGAACGCAGATCACTGGCGGTTCGTAGCGTATATTAGCGTGCATTTTGGTTGGTTGGAGAACCCTGCGAATGGTGGCGCAGGGTTCTTTTTTTTGGGCTAACTTTGTTCTATGCGTGTATGTATCGTCTACAATCAGCATCCCACCGGGTGCAGCTATTACCGCTTGGAGATGCCAAGCAGCCGTGTCCATGAGATGTTCGGCAGCGAGGCCGAGTTCGTGAGCATCGCTGACGTGCGCACCATGAGCGACGAAGAACTGCGGACGATTGACGTGTTCCTGTATAATCGCACTTGGATTGCAGGACCTATTGAGGCGGTCAAGCCTGTCGCTGACATCCTGCGTCAATACGGCGCGAGGATCATTTTGGACATGGATGATTACTGGCATCTTGGCACTGGGCATAGTTTCTACAAGCACTACCACGACACCAACATGTCTGCGATCGTCGCTGAACACGTCAAGCTTGCGGATGCGGTCATCACGACCACGACGTACCTGCGCGATGAGATCGTCAAGCTGAACCGAAACGTGACCATATGCGAAAACGTGCCGCACCTACTTTATGACCAATTTAAGCCGCAACCTACCAAGAGCGAGCGTCTACGCTTCGGCTACTTCGGTGCTGCGCAGCACACCGAGGACGTGGCGTTGCTGGAACTGCCACTGTCGCGCCTCTGCGACGATCACACGCTGGAAGGGCGCTACATGCTGTACTTAGCCGGGTGGAATGAAGGAAACCCGATATATCAGCAATATGAGCAGGTGTTCAGCAACAAGGGCAAGAACAACAACTACGGACGTATTCAGGCGGCGGACATATACAGCTACGTTGGAGGCTACAACTTTGTCGACGTTGCGCTTGCGCCTCTGCGCGACAATAAGTTTAACAGATTGAAGTCGGAGTTGAAGGTGACGGAGGCGGCGTGGATGAACAAGGCAATCATCGCCAGCAACGTCTGCATGTATGCCGATTGCATCACCGACGGCTGGGATGGCGTGCTTGTGGACGAAAAGCAGCCGAAGAAGTGGTACAAGTCGATGAAGGCTATGATCAACGAGCCAGCGATGGTGCGCGAGATGGCGGACAGGCTTACCGCTAAGATGCAGAAGCGCTTTGACATTGATGAGATCACGCGGCGCAGGTTCAATTTGTACAAAAACGTCGCAAGGGATATTTCAATAAAAGAACTTCATGCTATACCTGAAAGCCAGCCAGAGCAACACGATAGCGGTGACGTGGACGGAGCGGGCGAACAGTGCGACGGTCTACCGCTTGCGGCTGACGAACTTGGCGACGCTGGAAGCCACTGACATCTACCTCAACGCGATTGACAACCTGTCGTCGTACGAAAGCCGCTACGACAAATTCGCGTTTACCTTGGGCGCGTTGACCAAAGGACAGTATCGCTATGAGGTCACGGAGAACCCGGCAACCTACACCGCTGGCGACTTCGTGCAAGGCGGACTATACACTTTTACGGATAGCGGCTATGCCTATATCACCGCGGCAGTGAATCAGTCGAGCAACGCAGAGTGGGGGTGTCAAGGGACGCTGATACCCGAAGGGCTAACACCCGAAGCGATTGGGCAAGGCATTGTCAACACAGCATCAATTGTTGCAGGTTGCGCAACAGCAGGCATAGCCGCGAGGCTTGCCAATGACTTGGTGCTGAACAACTTTAGCGACTGGTTTCTGCCGTCCCTGGAGGAGTTAGGAATGATGTGGACGGAGTTAGCCAGCGATGGTCTTGGCAGCTTCGCAAACCACACCTACTGGTCGTCAACGCAGGTATCAGATACGCAGGCGTTCACGGTGGACATGAACAACGGCAACCAAGGCACGCACAGCAAGGGCAACACCTCCAACCGCTACACGCGTGCTATGCGTCGCTTCCTGCTACCAACCACGAACCCGCGAGTTCTTGAAACAGG